GAAAGGTTAGTTAATCCTTGTCTATTAACACCCAACATAAGGCTACCTAGTTCTCCTGTACCTTCACCAGTTAAAGTCTGTATCTGACCTCTAGCTTCAATTAGTTGTTTCTTTTGGTCTAACTTAGCATCAGCATACTTTTCTGCTTCTACATTTGCAGCTTCACCTACACGTTTTCTTTGTTCAGCTATACGTAAGATCTGATCTTGATACTGACGTTCTCTAAGTTCAGCATTACGTTTATACATCTCATTTGTTTTTTGAGCCTGTTCATTTTGAGCTTGAGCAGACATATACGCTTGAGCTATGAAGACTGCGGCATAAGCGGCTGGGTGGCACATATTTTTACAAATTCATAAAAAGGTTTTTTACCTACACCATAGTCAGGTATAAGTCTTATAAAGTGAAATCCTAAGAATTTTAACCATTTAATAGAAGGTCTGTTACCAATGTGTACGTAGTTATAGAGTAAATAATAATCTTGTGATATACTATTTACCCACTTCTTAGACTCTCGTATAAAAGTTCTCTGTATGTCAAATATAGAGTCTGACGCTAATAACCAAGGAATACCCCTCTGTTTGTCTTCAGGATCGACACCAACGCCAAACATACCAATAACAGTATCTTTGTATATAATACTATTACATTCTTGTCTCGACAGTTCTAGTGCTGTTAATAAGGCTTTTTCATTTGACAGTCCTACAGAGTAACTTACTTCTAAACTATCTTGGTGTCGAAGATTAGGAGCAAGTATAAAACAATCTTCTTCTTTACTGGGCCGATAATACGGCTTTGTCATACTCGATTAGATCTTAGTATCATATATCCTTCCCATTCTGCTGATTGAAATACGCAAGGAAGATGCGTGTCATTTTCTAGTTCTATTGTAACTTGACTAGATCTTGCTAGTACTGGTACTTTAAATGTACCTTCTTGTAGTGCTTGTTCACCTATAGTAGTAACTCCAACTGTTGAACCAGAGAATACTTTAGTTCTTGGTGCTCGGCCTTTGGTATCAGTAGAGCTAGACTGTATAGGCTTTGGTGATACTTTTACTTTAAAAAATCCTGTTTTGTTAAAGTTAAGGTTTATATTACGTAGTTGTAATCTTGCAGTATTAGCAGGTGAATCATTTATTTTCATTACCTGTTCAGATACTTCGTATTTAAAGGTGTAAGGAATACCAGCAAATACACGCATAGTGCTATTAGGACCACCTTTAATTGCTTGCCAACGTGCTGTACCATTTTGTAATATTTGTGATAAGAGTGTAGAACTTATGTCAGTACCAAGTATTTCTCCTGTTTCTGCAACATAGGTAATGCCACTTGCAGGAGGATCATTTGGAAATGCGTCTGATATAGATCCGTATAATGGTAACAAAGAGTCAGCATCTGCTGTACTACCTGTTCCTGACCCATGTTTTAAAAGTATTCTACGGTCTAGTAATACAGGTTGTCCATTACGCATTACTAGAGATGCAGGGTCAGTAGAAAGGTCTATACGTTCTAAACTTATTTTGTTACTACGATTTATTAAAGCATATAATTGTGAGCCTAGAAATGTGGTTGCCACTACATTACCATCAGACTTCCATACTGACCATGCACTTTGTACTTTTTGACGATCTTGCCAGTAATATCTATAGACGTATATGTTTTTTCTTTCTTTGTTTGACAATGCGACAATCATTTCTTCGTTAGAAGATGAAGCCATTTGTCGTATCTTACCAGGAATATACTGAGGTACATGAGCAGTAACTTCAATAGCATCGTTTTGCTCTGAGTTCTCTACAACAAAGTATTCTCGTAATCCTGAGAACTCTCCACGTTTAAATGGAAAGAATATATACTTACCTGCTGGTACTGGTTTAGCATCAGTAGATGTTTCAAACTGAGTAGATACGTCAATAGTAACTGATTTAGCACTAAGAGTTTCTCTAGCACCTACAGTAAACTGTTGCAAGTCACTAAATAAAATTAACTGTTCTTGAAAAGGTATAGCGTGTTGTAATATAGAAACTTGGTTATTACTTACAGCTACATCGATAGGATTACTATCAGAATCAGCTATGACTGTACTTTTAAAAAAGTTATTGTAATCTCCAGCTTGAGAGAATATTACGTTCTCATCACTGATAAACCCTAGTCTATTACGATGAAAGAATACATCACGTATTGTGTATGCACCGCTTGAATATACATTAGGATCATATATAGCAAAAGATGGAAATGGGTTTGTATTGTCATCTCCTGCTTTACGTTCTGAATAAGTTGCTGTAGTAAAATCAAAATATACTAGATCATTAGTACTAGCATCTAATCCATAATAAGTATTACTAGTATAAAAGTTACGTACCAATTGATGTGGCATCGTGGTAGCATCTAGTTTGTTTCTACGGTCATCATGATCGTCATTAGGAAACGTAGGTTGTGGTATTTCTTTCCACACACCATCTTGATAATTTACATAGTAATCATCTTGATTTTCATTTTTGTTTCCTTGTATTGTAGCAGTAACATTTTCTCCTGTAAAAGTAGATACTTCATTGTATGACTCTGGAATACTAGGAGGTAATGCGGCAAAACTTCTACTACCTTCATGAGAAGCTATAGCACTAATAAATGCACCACCTTGTCCATCATCTACCTCTACACTAAAAGGTTGTGTAGGATTGTATATATGGATAACTGAAGTTGTACCTTTTTTGCCTGATGCTACAGTTGTTCCTGTGTTTAATCCGTCTTCTGTTTCATAGCGAACTACAAAATTATTTGTTCCATGTAATGCTTGTAGACCTACAGTACCATCACTTCCAATCTGTGCGTTAGTATCAAAGTTTATAACTTGATTTTTAGTAGTACCTTTTTTTACTACTTCAGACTCTGGAGGATCAAAAGTAGCTACTGCTGGATTAGGAGTTACATTTATTTTAGGAATACCTTCAACTAAAGGAGACACATGATATAATGATTGTGCTACATTGATAGCATGAGTAGTTGCTTGATTATTAAGTTGAGCACTTACTGTAGGACTACCACTAGTAGCGTTTTTACCACTAGCTTGTCTTACAGTACCATCAGGTAATTCATAAGATGCTCTAAAGATACGATCATAATCTGTACTTGTTGTACTACTACTATGGTAATACACATTAACAGAAAACTTCATACCATAGTCAGCACCCTTAACGTAGATCATAGCTTCATATGGTCTAGTTAAAGTAGTAGTACTGCTGTTTACCTTAATAGGGTACTGTTTGTTTGCTATATATGTAAAGTCTGCAATAGTAGTAGCCGCAACATCAGTACTAGCAAAGGTTAATCCTGCAAGTACTCCTGAGTCAAAGTTAATATAATCTACATTACCAGCAGAAAGTAAATCAGTATTTGCTATACCATTACCATTATACACATTTACTTCAGTACCTATTGCTCCTGTACCAAAACCTGTAAGATCAAAAACTCTTAACGAATTATCCTTGATAACTAAAAGATACGCTTCGTTTTCATCTCTTCGCATAATATGCACAAAGGCATCATCCATTCCAGTAATAGTACCTATATCTTTTATATGGTGAAAGCCTGGACGTTTTTCTAGCCCTTTAATAACAGACGATAACCCATTTTCTTGTACTTCACCTTGACTTTCTAATCTCAGTGATGGAGGCTGTTGAGACACTCCGTTTACAAAATTAGGAATGGTACGAGAGATTAAACTCATATCTTGTGTGTGAGTGTAGAGTCTTCAGGATTTACAGTTGTGGAATGAATAGAGCGATCCAAGATACGGAAAGTGTCATAATTATCAAATATACTATAGTCTGCGGATTCAGCATTGTAATCCATAAGTTCTGATAAAGCCTGTGCTTCATCTTGTTGTTGGAATCCGTGAAGTTCAGATGAGCTTAAAACTCTATCTTGAAATATCCTAGCAGATCGTAATGCAATATATCTTCTTGCAGGTTCTGGCAGATCTTCAAAATCAAGTTGTATGATAAGATCTAGTTTAATACCAGTAGTTTTTTTACTAAGGTTAAACGTATTGTTTTTACGATCATATAGTTTACGTCCACGTTCTACTATATCTTCTTCTGAACTACGAACTAACTTAGTAGTATCTACTCGTAGTATGTTTGCAGGAAGATGAACAGTCCCATCACTACCAGGAAACAAAGTGTATTCTAGGTCAGTATTGAATACGAATCCTTTTGACTGTACTTCACGATTTACATTATTTATAATACTTTCTGCTAACTCAGCATCTTCAAAACCTGAAGCCAGACTATTTACAGGTGCTTCACCAATACTAGATAACATAGTATTGACTGCTTCTAAAACAGTAGTAGGACTTGTAGCCATTATATATAAAGGAAAAAAAAGGGTAAACCAGAGATAGTCTCTAGCTTACCCTTAGTTTAAAAAGGATTACCCTGTACCTTGTAGTAACAAGACACAAGCGGCTGGCCTCAATACGTTGTGTCCCATAGCGTATTTCGATACGGTTAGAGTACCTTGTCTAATGATTTGGTACTCGGACTCAACACTGAGATCCATGAGTTTGACAGTTGCGACTGCATCTTGAGTCATAACCATTCCTACTACACGTAGAGCAAGATCAGAAAGGTTGTCAGTTCCCATACTTGCAGTTGCAATACTGTCTGACGGTACGTTGTACTGACCATTTCTTCCTGACTCTCCAGAAAGAGGATCGGCATCAGTAGTAGCCAAAGCTGTACCAGCACCACCTGCTTGAGTAAACAAGTTACTGGTAAAGGTAGAACCACTGAAACTACCAAGATGAGGAGTAACTACCAAAGGCATACCCATGATGCTAGGCACGTTGCCTGAAAGAGGACTTCCAGTTCCTCCAATGTCCCTGTTAAAGATAACAAGATCATTCAAAGGAGTTGTACCATTTACCTTAAACATATTAAAGTAAAGGTCAGTAGGAAGAACAACAACAGGATCACCAGGAACAGCTTTGTTCTCTAAGACCCTTTTAGCTTCAATAATAGCTTGAGCTAATTCTTTAGGATCTGTAACGTCAGCCGCAGGAGAACCTGTAGCTCCACCAATAAATACATTATCAGTGAAATCTTCGTCATCAAAAGCATCGTACTGCTGAATCATACCTGATACAGCGGCAACTTCTTTTTTATCACAAAGTCCGGATTTGATCGCAGTCCTCAAGATATTTTGATCTGCTACCTTGGCAAGAGCATAACCTGCTTCTTGAGTATAGATAGACCTAATATCATAATGAGTCATAGCTTCATCAATATTGGGGATAAACTGAGCATTGATCAGTAAATCATCAATAGAAACAATTCTCTCTGCTTGCTTTGTGGTAGCAGGAGTGATCTCATTACCAGGAGTGTGATAAGATGCGGAACGAAATTTCCCTGTCATAGGAAACTGTGCCGATTTACCTTTTGAAATTGTACGCACTCGATGAATGGGCATCATCACGTTACGGGTCTGAAACGCTGTAAGTACTTCCCCTGCGTACAACTTGAGAAATAACTCACGAGTACTACCACTAGCGTTAGATTGACCCGACCTAGAAATGTTACTATAATTAGTAGCCATATTTATTACCTATAAAATGTAAAGTTAGAATAAAGATCGGATTCCGTGAAACACTCTAGTTGTAAGTTTCGTTCAGTGTTATCCTTCGCAAAGGGCAGAGACTAATTCTTAAAACTATTATATAACATCAGAATTATACAGCAACTGTTCGACTTGTCTACGATACGCAGGATCTTCTGCATAACGAGGGTCTTTCATTGCTTCGGTTACTTGGTTCAATGATTGAAACCCTTCAACTGAAGGAGAACCACCATCTCCAGAATAAAGGGCAGGGTCGCTATTAGCAAGGTTATACTGAGCTTGCAACCCTCTAACAGCCAGCATAACTTGGTTTATATTAGGTGAGTCTACAGAATCATTGAAAGCATCAATCTCATCTTGATTCCAATTGTCAGATGCCCAGTTTACTAATTCATTGTAGTTTTCTGTACCACCTACTGAATCATGCACTGTCATCTCTAGTTGTGCTCCTACAGCTTGTTGACCTGCAAGCCAGGAATCTACAAGTGATGGAGGTATACCTGCATTTGCTAATGCTTCATACGCATCATCACTAAGTTCACCATTTTCTAAATACTCTGATTGAAACGCATCAAAGTCTAAATCTCTACTTGCTAAGAACTCAGTAATCTCTGTAGGATCTTCTTCTAGTTCTACAGGATCATCATCATAAACAGCATTATCTTCTTCTTCAAGATGTTCACCAGAACCTA